TTCGTGCCTCTCACAGGGACGCTCAAGATGCTTGAGCGCGAACTCTCAAAGAGATGGAATGTGGCTATAGTTAATGGTGCAGTGCCCACTTGGAAGCGCAACGTGATCTTCAACGACTTCCAGACCACTGTAAACCCTCACGTTATTATAGCACACCCGGCAACAATGGCGCACGGCCTGACTCTCACCGCCGCTTCAACCATCATATGGTACGGCCCCATTACTTCTAACGAGCAGTATGTACAAGCCAACGGGCGGATAGAAAGAATAGGCAAGCACCATACCTCCAATGTAGTGCACATAGAAGCGACAGAATTGGAGCGCAAGATGTATACGAGACTAAAACTAAAGCAGCGGTTACAAGGGCTGTTGCTCGACTTAATACAGGAGATGAGTGATGACTAGGGAGAAGGTTGACTTATTCAAACAACTGGTTAGCGAGATCAGTATTAAACGGTACACCCAAGAGGAGTTTGCCGGGATCGTTGAGGCTATCTACGAGGAGGTGTTCAATGGCTAAATTAACCGTTGACGCAGTGATTGATACTTATCTCAAGTTACGCAGAAATAAGGAAGCTATAGAAGCTGATACCAAGAACAGGCTTGTCAGCATCAAGGAAAATATGCTCAAGTTGGAAGCATGGATACAGGCTAAGTCGGACGAAACAGGCGTGAAGTCTTTCAAGACCGACCACGGCACTGCATTCCTGACTACTAGCGACTACGCCAGCGTAGCTGATTGGGATGCAGTCATGGCGTGGGTCAAGGAGAACGAAGCGTGGGACGTACTAACTCATGGCGTGAGTAAGCGGGCAGTGCGTGGTTACATTGACGCAAACAAGACCGTTCCAGATGGCGTGAACTTCGGGACCAAGATAGGAGTATCGGTGCGTAGGCCCGTTAAGAAGGCATAATGACTGTCTTTCTGGAACATATTACACCGATGATGCAGGTACTGCCAATCAGTAACGGTTACCTGCTAATCATATCACCAGAATATAGCGTAGGTAGGGAACCTAAAATTATCTACGCCAAGACAGAAATAGCTATCGCAGAAGAAATTATCGCCGCACAAGCGCGGCATAAACTAAACATTGAACCCAGGCAGGGCGAAATGTTTTCACCGCAAGAAATGAGGGAAACTAAAAATGGCTAGCGATATTATACCACTCGACTTACAAATACCCGCCCACCTTACTGACCGTATAGGTCAGCCGTCTGTACTAGGTGATAGCCTTGGTGGCGGTATCAGTGGGAACGCAGAGTTCCCCCGCATCTCAATCAAAGGCTCCCGCTTCCGTCTAATCGACGGTGGAGCTGAGTCCGTACTAGATATCAACGCTCTGGAAGTTGTTATAGTCGGGGCTAATCCCGGTCTCTCGAAGGCATGGTACGCCACGGCATGGAACCCGGATGCAGAACCATCTGCCCCTGATTGCTACTCATTAGAAGGAGACAAGCCGCACCCAGACAGCACCCAACCGCAAAGCGACATATGCGCGGGTTGCCCACAGAATGCATGGGGTAGCCGTATAACCCCACAGGGTACGAAGGTGAAAGCGTGTGCCGACAAGAAACGTCTGGCCGTTGTGTCTGCCGATGACGCCGGTGGTCCTATCTATCTGCTGGAAGTCACAGCGTCTGCGCTGAAGGGACTTAACAAATACAACACTGGACTGAAGATGCGCAACATTCCCACCGAGGTGGTGCGTACCATTGTTTCATTCGATACGGATGCGTCATATCCAAAAATACAGTTCGGGTTTGGTGGGTTACTCACTGAAGAAATCCAGAAGCTGGTGGACCCACTGTTTGGTTCGGCACAGGTCGTAGAAATCACAGGTGTGGCATCGACTCCGGGCGTTGCGAGCCCAGTCATCGCCCCCGTTGAGGCGATTGCCGCGCCTGTGGTTGAGCCTCCTGCTCCTGCACCTGTACTTGTTACACCTTCTCCAGAACCTGTTGCTAAGAAACATATAACCGGTTTTGGTGCGGCCACTGTAGTCGCTGGTTCAGAAGCACCGGAGGAAGAAGCGGCAGAAGAACCTACGGCGGCTCCCGCTGCTGGAGGAACCGCTGGGTTAGCCGCTGAAATTACCCAGCTTATGATGGAGGTAGCTGACGATGCCTAGTGAACCGCTTAACTTCGGCAACATCGAAGCACTGCGGAAGCATATGCTCCTCACCGCGACACAAATGGCTAAGATATTGGCCATATCGCGTGTTACCTACGGCGGGTGGGTTAAAGGAAAACCCATCCGCAAGGGTAACGACTCCAGAGTGAGGGTAATACTCCGCAAGATGATGGCGGTTATGGCTGAGCAAGAGTGGCCGTCGCCAAATGTCATCGCCATGCCCTCCGCACAGAGGTTCGGCACCCTAGTTGAACTGATGAAGGAAGACGAGTAATATACGGCGGACGGGGGGGGCTTCGACTCCCCCCTCTCCGGCTAACTAACTGGGCGAAAGAGATATAATGACACCGCTTGAATTTCTCAAGCGTGTTCTTCCTGATCAAGGGTTTTATGTTTCGATAATAATAAATGAAGGGGGCGCACCCCAACAGGCCTTTTTCCCTACAGTGGAAGAACTCGCTAACTACTGCCTGATGGCAGACAAGAACGGTAACAACGTCTTCTACGCTGTGTCCTCGTTTAATACAAAGGGCAATCGCAAACAAGACAACGTATACTTAACGAATACTTTATTCCTTGATGTGGACTGCGGCGAAGGCAAGCCATACGCCAACCAACAAGAAGGGCTCGCCGCCCTACTTAAATTCATAGAAACCGTAAAGATGCCAGACCCGATGATCGTGTCGTCGGGGAGGGGGCTCCATGTCTACTGGGTACTAGAGGGGGCTCTGGCCCCAGTAGACTGGTTACCGCTGGCCGGGGCATTGAAGACGGCGTGTGTCACTCATGGGTTCGAGGTAGACCCAGCGATCACCGCCGACAGCGCAAGAGTGCTACGCCCTATCGGCACACACAACCCGAAGAACAAAGCCAAGGTTGTCGTTCTCATGGACAAACCCCCGGTCCCTAAACAGCGTCTCGACATCGTGTTGCAGGGGCTTAAGCAAGCTGCCAAGCCCGATTCTGTCACCCATGGTATCACCCCCGTCCATGCAGACACAGGGCTAGGAGATGCACTGAGCGTGGACTTCACCCCAGCCCTACCCAACCTAGTGATCGATGGGTGCCAACAGATCAAGTGGATAACCGAGAACCAGAAAGATGTTCCTGAGCCCTTATGGTATGACATGTTGGGCGTCGCCGCACACTGCACCAACCCAGAAGAGACAGCCAAGCTATGGAGTATGAAGCACCCGGATTATAACGAAACCGCCACTCTTAAGAAGATGGCGCAATGGGTAGCCAGTACCACGGGTCCAGCTACCTGTACCAAGATCGAAGATGACAGACCCAAGGGGTGCGCCAAGTGCAAGCACAAGGGGAACATTACCAGCCCCGCTCAACTGGGTGTGCAGTACGAGAAGGTTGCGGTCAGTTCCGATGCACCGGACGAGGTGGCCCATGACGTTGAAGTGCCTTGGCCCTACGAGAGGGTAAGTAAGAAGGGCCAGACAGTCATGGTGCATCAGGTAGACGGGACACACATTACCGTATGCCCCTTTGAGTTATACCCAGTTAGCTATGGCAGGGACCAGTCCCTAGGTTACGAGACTGTCCGGTTCAAGTGGAGGCGTAGGCACGTTGGTTGGCAAGACCTAGTGTTTCGTCAAGCGTACCTTAACTACGCGAGCCGTGAGTTCCCTACAGCCATAGCCGATCAGGGCATCGTGTTGAGAGGAGACAAGCAGATAAAGGATTTCCAGGTTATGTTGCGATCATACATGGAGGAGCTTCGCAAGACCAAGACGATGACGAACATCCACAATTCGATGGGGTGGAAAGAGAACTTCACCCAGTTCGTCATAGGCGACAAGCTGTACAAGCGTGAGCGTGACGGGACCGTGGTAACCGATGACATAGCCCTCACTGCGAACACCAACCGCCTAGGTAACATGTTGTACACACATAAGGGTAGCCTAGAGGAGTGGATACAGGCTACTGAGTTGCTCCAGACGCACGACATGCCCGCGCACATGTTTGCCCTAAGCCACGCCTTCGCTGGCCCTCTGTGGCCCTTGACGGGGCTTGATGGAATCACTGTGTCCCTATGTGGTGAGACAGGTGCGGGTAAAACACTCGCCCAGCTATGGATGCAGTCCCTATATGGGAACCCCAAGAAGCTACACATCGCCGCCAAGTTCACGCAGAACGCCCTGTTCAACAGACTGGGTATGTACTGCAACCTGCCCATGACCATTGATGAAGCTGGCATGATGGATGATAAATATGTGGGCGACTTCTGCTATTCGGTTACGCAGGGTGAGGACAAGAAGCGTCTGACTCGTAGCATTGAGGAACGCGAGTCCAAGGAATGGGCTACCTGCGTGGTGGTGTCCACCAACACTTCATTCATTTCCAAGCTGGCGGCGTCCGGTATGGAGACCGATGCACAGATGGCTAGGCTTCTTGAAGTTACTATGCCCATGCATAAGATGTTTCATAAAAGTAGCACCGCAGGGCGTAGCATCATCAGGTTCTTGATGAACAATCACGGCATCGCGGGTGAGGTGTATGCCAAGGCGCTGCTGCGGCACGGGAAGCCACGCTTACAGGAACTTATTGGGGAGCGCATGGACACGTTTAGCGAACGCTACGGATGTACGTTCACAGGTGCGGAGCGTTTCTGGGAAACAGACCTCGTCCTTGGTGATGTTGGACTCCAACTTGCAGATGAAGAAGGGCTGATAAAATTTAACCCGGAGACAGGGATACAGTGGGGCGTGGGCCAACTGGATGCGCTACGCGGTAGCGTCAAGGAGAACGTGACGGATGCTTTCAAGCTCATCCATGAGTACGTCAACGAGAAGGCGCATGAAGCACTGGTTGTCATGCACACCGATGGCAGACCCGCCGCTATGGACCAGACACGGTTCCCCCGTAGCCAGATAGGCATACGGTTCGACAAGTACCGCAAAGGTCCAAATAAAAAGTTTGATCGTGGGACCATGATGTTGGTAACACGGCTGTTCAAGAGGTGGGTATCGTCCAAAGGCTATGATTACAGTACATTGAAGCGGGAAATACGGGGCGCGGGCATAGATGCCACCCCTGCAAGTGGACGCTTCTGGATGGGCCGGGACACAGCCCTCAAGGCTGGTCAACAGAACGTGCTGGGTATCAACCTCAACTGTGATGTGTTCCGTGGTTACCTAGAGGACACGCCTGTGACTGCGCAGGACGCTACGTTGGGGCAGCTAGGTGAAGTACCTATTTCTCAGACCTAGGGATACCACGATAGTCGA